CTTTACGCATAGTGCTTTTAGGTGTGTGTTAAAAAAAAACTTATAAAAGAAATACAGATATAATCTGTTACAGAAGTTTATTTGTTACCGTTTCGCCTTAATCATTGTCTGTCAATCAGTTACGTGTAACACATTCAAAAACGAGTTTGTAGCAATCTGTTACAAATAGCCCGAAACTATTCTGCCTGAATCAGTTAGGCTCGAATTACTCGAAACTGATGGCACTTTTATTTGCAAATATGATCGCGTGTACTTACATTAGCCGAAATAATCAGACAGATATGGCATACGAACACAAAGAGAACAGCGGAAGTCTGTTCAAGAATGAAGACAAGAAGTCGGACAATCACCCCGACTATAAAGGTAAGATTAACGTCAAGGGTGAACTGCTCGATGTTTCCGGTTGGATCAAAGACACGAACGGTAAGAAATGGTTAAGTCTATCAGTACGTGAACCACGCCAGGTCGATGCGAACGTACCGAGCGAATCAGTACCGACTGATGATCTACCGTTCTGATGATCTCGATCTGTCACCCATCATACGGTCGGCCTGAGCAGGCTCGACGGTGTGTTCAGCAGTGGTTAGATCGAATGGTTACGGATAGTCCGATTGAGTGGATTCTATCGCTCAACGATAACGATCCTCAGTTCAGCAACTACATGAAGGTAATGGATGACACCGGCCTGATCGTAGTTGCTGATACTTTTAACGGTATGGTAGCTGCATCGAACGCGGCTGCATCCAGATCGAAAGGCGATATACTGATATTGGTCAGCGATGACATGGAAGCCCCGCAAGGATGGGATCAGTTGTTACTGTCCGATGAGTGGCTGAATGGCCACAATCCGGTAGTATTGCAGGTACACGATGGTATCCGATCCGACATAGTAACCCTGCCGATAATGAACCGAACGGCCTACAACGTGTTAGGCTATTTGTACCATCCCGGTTATGTTTCGATGTTTGCCGATAACGATCTGGCAGAAACGGCTAAGACGCATCATCTGTATCGGGTCAGTTCGATTGTAGGGTTTCAGCATAACCACTGGTTGAACGGTAAGGCAAAAAATGACGCGACCTATCAGCGCGAGGGTTCTACCATAGCGTGGAGGATCGGTGAGAAGCTATTTGAACAACGTAAGGCTGCCGGCTTCCCGTTATGACCGACATCCTAACCATCTGCATCCTAACCCTGAACGACCGCGAGCAGTTCTATAAGCGGCTGCGTCAATGCCTCGACCCGCAGGTGATGGGTAAACCGGTTCGGATTATCACGGTCAAGGATAACTATGAGAGTACAATCGGTGAGAAACGGAACGCAGCTGTCGATTTGGTGCAGACCGAATATATGTGCTTTATTGATGATGATGATCTGGTGGCAATGCACTACGTAGATTCGATCCTGAAGATGTTGGAAGCCCGACCCGATGCGGTAGGTATCAGAGGTATGTTGACTGAAGGCCGGAATGCTCCGATCTACTTCATCAATCAGCTTGGCTACGATTGGGAGGCCAAACCGAAACGGATCAAGGGGCAGATGACGTACCTGCGTCCGGTCAATCATCTCAACCCGATCAGAACCGATATAGCCCGTAAGTATCCGTATGCGATCCTGAATCATGCAGAGGACTTTGACTATGCCAGACGGATGGCTGCTGATAATGCGATTTCGGTATGTCCTTTGATAGATAGAATTTTGTACTTTTACCAGTACAGAAAAAACAAGTGAGCGCAAAGTCGTTACTAAAGTTCCTGCATGACAATATCGACCCGGATCAGTTAGTTGCCGATTACATGGCACTGAGTAAATCCGAACGGGTCAAATATGCTATTGAGATAACCCGCCTATTGAAAGAAGACGAATCGAGCGGAGCAGTTACGTTGACCGTTAAATATCCTGATGGATCACCATTTAACAATAACACCTCATCCGCTGCATAGTGGACAATTGTCCGTTATTGCTCAGTCGAGGCGTTACAACGTCCTAAAGATTGGACGCAGATGGGGTAAGACTTTCTGCTCGGTCAACTACCTGATCATCGCTCCGGCCTTGGAAGGTTATCCGGTGGCATATTACGCACCGACATATAAAGACTTGGATGAGGTCTGGCAGGAACTAAAGACTCTGCTCGAACCAATTATAACCAAAAAGAATGAACAGACTAAGCAGCTTCGACTTATCGGGGGTGGTGTTATCGACTGTTGGAGTTTGGATAATCCTGATTCTGGTCGGGGTCGCAAGTATAAGCGGGTGGTTGTGGACGAGGTCGAGAAATCGAAGAAGTTCAAGGAGGCTTGGCAGGGCGCGATCATGCCTACACTACTCGATTATAAGGGAGACGCTTGGTTACTATCCACGCCAAAGTTCGGAGATACCTACTTCAAAGAACTGCATAAGCGAGGCGGAGAGCCAGGATGGGCAGCATTCAATCTAAGTACGTACGACAATCCGCACATTGATCGGGATGAGGTTGATGAGTTACGGAAGCAGTTAGACGATCTTAGTTTCAGATGTGAGATATTGGCCGAAGATGTTGATCTGGCTTACAATCCGTTTGCCTATGCGTTCGACCCGATCCGGCACGTTCAGCCGGTTCAGTACGACCCGAAAGGAACGCTCTATCTTAGTTTCGACTTCAACGTCGATCCAATTACGTGCATTGCGGTTCAGCAACACGGGACTAATGAAATTAGAGTAGTGCGTGAGTTTGCTCTGGCCAATTCCGACATCTACGCCCTATGCGATCAGATCGTAGCGGCTTATCCGGTGGCATCGTTTGTCATCACGGGCGATAGTACTGGAGCGAACCGAACGGCGGTAACTCAGGGCAATCTTGGGTACTATGATGTGGTGCGAAACAAACTGAGGTTAGGCAATGCTCAGATGAAGCAGCCCCGAATGAACCCATCGGTACGGGATACGCGGGTGTTGCTGAACAGTCTTCTGCAGAACGCAACGGTCAAGATTGATCCAAGCTGCACGGGGTTGATTCGTGACCTGAAATACGTGGAGGTAGATGGTGAGGGCGATATTAAGAAAGACCGATCGACTGAAAACAAGAAGGCCGATTTGCTCGATTGTTTTAGGTACTATCTATACACATTTCATTCCGATTTCATCCGCTTTTTTTTATAACTTTGTAGCACTATGGCATCATATTACGCAACTACTATCATTCCAACGGGTCAGGAGGTTAATACGTTTGATGTTACACTGGCATGGAATAATAACATTACAACAAGTACCATAGCGGGATTAACTGCGATTTCAACTCTTGAGGCGGGATATGAGGGATTGTTAGGTGGTCAATTTACCTATCAGTTAGTCACTGTAAATACCGGCACTCAAATTAAGGTAACATGGATTACACCAACGATTGCACCGGTTTCATTTATATTTACCGATACGGTTGCAGCGGAAGTATATCCATTCAACTTCACCGAGATCGAATCATGCACCGGTTGCGTATCGGTAGAATGGGCGCAATGCGAAGATGAGTATGAGATCGACTTAGGTCTGGCTAACTCAACCATGTACAACTACACTCTGACCCACCCGCTTACCGGCGTTGAATACACCCAGAACACGACTACTACGAATCAGGGCGTAACGGTTTGGGATGCTACTACATTGCCTGAATTATACACGGTTGGTAATGTGTTTATCCTGACGGCTACTACAACATCCGGTGCAGACGTTACGTTCAACTATTCCGGCACAGATTATTCGTGCGTTCAGATTACAATCGTTAACCAAACATCGGTATATCCATGATCGACTTGGGTTGGAAGTATTTAGAAGATACCTATAAGCCTGATGGCTCTCATAGGTCAAAAAGAAATATAGCGCAAGATGTTAGTGATGAAGCTTTTGTAGGCATATTTCTTAATCATAGTAATTGCGAATCTGTGTACCTTATTTATAACCTTCATACTAAGCTAACTAAGATAGGTAGGTCAAATGATTACGAAACGCGTTTCGATCAGATAAGAACGGGAAGTGGATGTGAATTGATTTTATTGGCAGTAGCAGAATTAGAACCTGGATATGATGTTAGTTCTACTTATTTAGAAAAGTACCTTCATAAGTACTTTAATAATAAAAAGGTGTCAGGCGAATGGTTTAATTTAACTCTACGTGACTGCATTAATATTGTAGATGTTTTTAATGCAGAAGCTTCAATAAATGTACGAGTGCATGATTTATTTGATTCAAAAGAAGAACGGCAACTACTTAAAACCAAGTATAAATCATTTCTGACATGATCGAACTAATCACAATCGGTATCATGCTTGCCCTGAACGGGCTTGCTTGTAATGGTCTGTACTTGGCTACACGACCTGGAATGGTTCTGGACTTCGTAGATCAATGGGCTTCAGCCTATGCCGGTAAATTATACAACCCGATCTGCGGTTGTATCACTTGCATGGCATCGATTTGGTCGTGGCCGTTCTGGTTAGTATCGTCCGATCCGGTGTACTTCATCGGGTATGTATTTGCACTCGCAGCGGTTAATACGGCATTCTATAATACCTTCTATGCTGAATGAAGTCAACGCACTACTTGTTACTAACGGATGGTCACCGCGCGGCACTTGTCAATGTAAGGGCAGACCGTACCGATGGACTAAGGGCGGTTATCAGTTCAAGCTATACTCGGACAGATGGATAATATCACACGGAATAAATACGATCAGGTTTGGAACTAACGAAACGGTTATTACAGAAGTTACGGACTATCTGGCTCAAGGTTAAGACCCGCTTCGGTGGCGCACCGGTCTGGCAGATTCAGGAGGGGCATATTATCGAGCCTGCTTTCATCGCCGGCGGTGTTCAGTATTACAAGGTTCGCGATCAGTTCAATACGCATACACTGCGCGGGATGAGTGCGGTTGAGATTTACGATAAGTGGAATATGCGAATGGAACGGTCAACGCTGACCAAGTACATCGAGGAATTACAGAAGTGTTTCAACACGGGTAAATCAATCGACCTGAATCGGGTTATATCGCTTGTAAACGGTATGCGGGATCGGCTCGACTTCGTTCTACCGCCTCAGGAGTATCTATGGGATTTGTTCTGTGTTACTTACTTCGATACGAACGAATCGCCCTACGCATACGACCCAGATTATCAGATCGAAAAGAAGGCCAGACTGAAGGCATCCGGCGATATTGATGATTTTTTTTTATTCACGCGGCTCAGCGAATTACTACCTTTGCCCAAGCTATCTCAGGCAGATTTAGTAGCAGCCTTCAAGGTGATAGCGGAGTTGGACGAGTTGAACTTGCAGAATCTGTATCGGGGCGAGCCGCGTCAAGAGCAGAGCAAGAGTTTATAAACCGCACCCAAGCGGAGCGACATTACGGCGTGGATATTTCGCGCAAAACTTTATGGGAGTACCTGCTATTGTGTGAACAGATGCAGAGAGAAATAAAGGAATTGCAGCGTAATGGCAACAACAGACATTAAGATTAAGTTTGTAGTCGAGGATGAGAAATCACTCGATCAAGCCATTGTAAAGATGGCCGAACTCGGTAAGATCACCGAGAAGGATGCCGAGATTTTCAAGAAGGTCGGATCGGAATTTAAGAAAGGCGTATCGGATGAGTTGAATGCTGCCGGTGTTAGCGCCAAGCAGTTCACGGATGCATTGACTAAAGGTGCTACGACTGCCACCACTGCTACTAAGTCCCTCCGTCAACAATTAGCTGAAGCGAAGCAAGCCGCAATCGAAGCGGGTGAAAAGTTCGGTCAATCGTCTGAACAGTTCCGAAACGCTGCAAAGCGAGCCGGTGAATTGAAGGCTGAACTGGGCGATCTGAATGCTACCCTTGACGCGCTCGATCCAGATGCGAAGGCGAAGGCATTTAACCAGGTCGGTCAGGCCGCATTCGGTGCGTTTCAGGTTGCTACGGGTGCGCTTCAGGCGTTCGGGGTTGAGAATGAGAAGGTCAACAAGTTAGCGCAACAGTTCCAGGGTTTTCTGAACGTAACGGCGGGAATCAGTCAGTTAGGTCAACTTGGAGATGCATTAAAGAATGTTAGAACCGTATTAGGATTTACTACTACCGCACAGAAAGCG